GTTGGCTTTGGGAGGTCGCCTCTGAAGAACGACGCGACGAGAGCAAGGTGGTCTTCGACTGCAAAAATGAGGTTAGGATTTCTGAGGACAGCAGCGGGATGATAGGTTGAAAAGAGGTTGACGTTCCATGCCCCTGCTTCGCTTTCTCCCTGTACATTACGTCGGACAAGAGAGCAAGACTTCGACTGAGACCTGAAAGAGTCGCGCAATCCCACCGGCTTATCGAGAAGGACTCGGGTGAGGGTGTTGACAGCGGCTGCTCCGCAACAGAGGCAACCAACTTGTTGATCTCCTGTGCAACGGAGGATATGACTTGCATCCACAATACTGTGCTCGATGCAGTTTTTGTAATGTCTGCGTTTGGGGGGAGAGGTAGCGGGGGTCCAGCATCTAGCTGAATTAAGGAAGAAGATCGAGGCAAGTTCTTGTAGTCCAGATCCGGTGAGGTACGGGCCTTTGAGTAGTTGTCCGGAGGGTCCGATGAATGGTTCATTTTGTTTGTCCTCATGGTATCCCGGGTTCATACCGAGCACCAACAGTACGGGGTTCTCTTCAGTGGGGGGCAATGATTGATCCCACCATACGGTTGGAACTCCTACGTTGGTTGCTTCTTCGTGGAGTTCACACAGTGTGCAGTCAGGTCTGCTTTCAAGTTGGGGCAGCATGACATCAGTCATCATCCTCTTCTTCTTCCTCTCTGTTCTCAAGCCACTGATTGACAACCTCTCTTATGAAACCATTCCTGTGGTCGTGGATGTAGTTTTCTACGATGGGTTGTATGTCTCCGTCAATGAAGTCAGCGACTTCCTTAACAAGATCCTCAATGTCTTCGATGTCATCAAGTTTGGTAACGAAGCATTCCCTAAGCTTGTCTCCCATTGCTTGTTCACACTCGCGCATTAGTTGTTCAGCGATGCTCATTGTTTATTCCTTTCATTATTAAATTACAAGGGGTGGCCCCCGTGCCGACGGGCCACCCCGAGTATAGATGTTGATCACCTACCTTTAGTCTGCGAGTTCTTTTCTGAGTTGCCTCATACGCTGGGAGATCCTTCCTTCGGTGACACCGAGAGCAAAACCTATTTGTCTTTGAGTAAGACCGCGCTTAAGCAACTCAATTATATCTTCGTATCCCTCAGGTAGAAGAGGAACTTCTACTTCTTCCTTTTGTTCCTCAACGTATTCTATTTCAAAGCCCTCATATATCAGGGGTACAGTCCTGTCAGTGTACTCTCTGGGCCTTTGTTCTTTTTTTAGAGATGACCCGGGCCTGCTTATCTTGATCTCTCTTTGTTTAGCGTAGCTTCTAAACACAGGGTCATAGATGTGGGCGTTGAGGAATGTGGTGATTCCTCCCCTGCTTGAGTCATACCTGTGTTTGATTTTAAAGAAAGCAAGGATGACTTCGTTTGCTAGTTCGTGAAGACCCCAGTGCTTGAAGTTCTTGAGTTTGTTTCCTGCCCACCAGAACGCATAGCTAACCAGTGTGTCCCACTGTTCGTCTGTTAGTTGGTTGTCTTGGTATGGGTTACTCTTCAACCTTGGCTCTATGTTCTTGAGCAGCTTGATGGAACTCTTCAAATGGCATGTGACCCGGGTTCGGATCTTCGATGCCTAGTCTTTGTTCGTAGTGCTGCACCATGCCAATGAAGTATTCAATGGATTCATGTTGCTTGAGTGTGAGCTTTTCCAACGTAACGATGTACTCAATGACAGGGAACAGATCAAAGCCAATGTTATATTGAGAAAGATCCATACCCCCCACCCTAGTGCGAGGGTCCTCTACTTCATTGAACTCTACTTCTTCTTTCGCCATTTGCTTGGCCTCTCCGGTATTGCCACGATAAGGGTGGTGAACATGATGTATGCAGACATGAAGAGGATGATCAACGGTTGGTTGAACACCTGAGCCCAAGTATATAGGAGATGTTCAGGGGATGGAATAGTAATCAGGTCAGTCATGTTGTCTCCATGAGAACCTTTTCAATCCTCTCTCGAAGAATGGGGGCTTCTTCGGTAATGCACTCCATCATCATACTCCTGCTTTCTAAGTTGGGATGCATGTGCAGGTTCTGAAGTCCAGTCAGAAGGTGTGAAACTTTCTTCAGAGTTGCTCGGTCAATCTCACATTTGTCCATTGCGTATCTCCTTTTGCAGTCCTGTTAGTCATGTTGTCTCTATGAAAACCCTCACCTCCCAGTTAAGGGAGGCAAGGGGATAGACGTTAATGATAAGTCATAATCACCGACCGCTTGATCAGGGCGACCTCTTGCCTTCTTACGGCTGTGAACTTTTTTGTCTAAAACCCTCACCTCCCCGCGAAGGAAGATGAGGGCGAAAGGATGCGTGTCGTTGGTCTGTTATCGCATCAGGTTCAGTTCTTGCTGGAAACCTGATGTCGCATCGAGGAGCTTGGTAAGTCTCATGTTACGCTTGGGTGACTCGGCAGGTGATGGCTTGCGCTTCTCAACCTCTGTGAAACAGTTTAGCAGAGAGTAGAAACTGTGACCAGCCAGTGACTCATGACCACCGGGACCCTCACCACTGATGGATCGCTCCCACTCTCGATCAACATATGGGATCTGAGTGGGGAGCAAAGCACCATGCTTCATCGCAGTAATGAGGATGTCATTGATGTCCCTACGATTAGTAATCTTGGTCTCCTTGTACCAAGACTGACGTTGGTCATCGACATCAAAGTATTCATCGAGTTTACCAATGCCAGTTGCAATCACACTGTCAATGTCACGATGGATGAATCGTGTATGCTTGCGTTGAACCTTGACCATATCACCAGAGAAACAGAGGTTGTCACATACGAATGTGTGACGACCACCCACCATAGCAGCAGGCATCTGTCCATCGTGACCATTGCGTAGACCTATGTTACGAGATGAGTCAGGATCGTTGTAGCCTTCTTTCTTTCTGACATCGAGCAGACCAAAGTAACGCTGTCCATCCTTCATCAAAGCATGAGCTTCTTCCTTGATCTCGTAGCCGAAGTCATCAATAACTTCGACCACTCGATTGAGGAACTCACCATGTTCAATGGGAACATAGGTATCAGACTTGGGTTCTTTAGCGCGAGAGTTGCAGACATCATCCCATGTAGCATGATGCGCACCGCAGTGAAGCATAAGACCTTGCATGTGTAAACCTTTCTCAAATGTCAAAGGGGGAAGTAGGAACTTGTGTGGCAGTGCATCCGTCAGCAATGCATTGGATACGCATCAACTCAACATGTTTATCATACTGCTTTACCAAACTGGAAACGCTACCAGCAGCAAGTGTTCTGATGGGTTCAGTGTTGATTGATGAGTCGTAATCGTTGCGGATGTACTCCGGCAAAACAGGGGTAGGGGGTTCAACCCACATTTGATAGAGTTTGTTGTCGCTGAATACACCTTTTAGTACTGTGACCATGATTCTCCAGACTGATGGTTCGTTGAGATACTCAGAAGATCTGCCGCTGGTTAGGGGACGATGGCCTTGCGTGTGCGGCTACGCTTGCGCTAGATAAGCCCGCCGAAGGCGGACCTTTCTTGACCTGCGCACATAACAAAAAAAAACCTGCGCACCCCGAAGGGAACGCAGGCTTGAGTGAGTCAGGTGTGACTCAGACTGGTTGAGGTCCGAACGCTGGGTCGAACCTGTATCGAGGATCGTGATGGAGTGAGCCATCACCGACTCGATTGTCCTCTCTGTAGATGTTGGGAGGAGCATCGAGCTTGAGCAGGTGAGTCTCGCCGATGGTCTCCCTGAGTATCATCGTAGCGAGGTCACTATCCATTTGCTGCTGCACGGACTCGTGCTGCTCGTCGAAGTCATCGGTGACTCGCCAGAACCAGTAGGTGTCACCGAGCGAATCATCGTCGCTGGGGTTGGTACCAGCGAATACATCGAACGACGATGAGTCTTCGAGTGGTAGGTTGGCACACTGAGTGATGTCAGCGAGTGAGACTTGATGTGATCGCATAACAGTCATTGAGAGTCCTCCAGTTCGTCGAGCGATATCACTTGACACTTGTTGAGTTCGTCAGCGATCAACTGGGTCTTTTCAGTCCAGTTCTCGATGTCGAACGTCCAATCCTTTGGGGTTGGGGTATTCATTGCGCGTCCTTTCAAAAAAAAAGGGGCAGAGCCAGCTTGCGCTGGATGCCCCAAGGGTGGTTATCGACCAGCAACTGCGAGCTTACGCCGCTTCTGTCCGATGCTGTCATCACCTGTGTGTTCAGGTGAGAGTTGGTCACCATCTTCAGCGAGCGTGATGTCGCTGACGTTGGTGTAGTCTGTGCCCTTCGCTGAGACACCGTGCTCAACAGTGATGTTCACACGGGTTCCAACGATCGCGTCGAGGTTGGCTTTCTCTCCAGCGACAAGCTGGTCAACGATCGTCGTGTCTGCCTCGCAGATGCGGAAGAGGGCTTTCAGTGCGCGTGCAGCCAGCACTGGGTTTGTGTTCTCACCTGTGAAGTTGTAGTTCTTCCACACGCTCTCACATGCGCGGCTCTCGGGAACGACCGATGCGAAGCAGACTCCGACTGACTGTCGTCCGTCCGTCTCCTTGCCGATGCACATCTTGATCTCTGCGGTGTGGCGACCATTCGGAAGCTTCTCGATGGTCAACTCAACGGCCTTCTTAAACTGGAACATGGTGTAATCTCCAAAGTGGATGAAAGAAAAAAAAAAGATAAAAGAAGTACTGAGGGCGTA